CCCACTCCATGACAGTCGCCCCCAATGGACAAGTTCACCCGGTGGCTTCTTTGTTCCCTATGCTGGCGCCGGATGAGTTGAGTGATTTGGCTGAAGACATCAAGGTGAATGGACTTATTCAGCCTATCGTCCTTGATGCTGAAGGTACGCTGATCGATGGCCGAAACCGTCTTGCCGCATGTGCCAAAGCGGGAGTGTCGCCGCAGTTTGCATCGCTAGATGGACACGACCCGGTGGCGTTCATCCTGGCTTCTAACATCCATCGTCGACACCTGAGCCAAGGACAACGCGCGATGCTGGTAGCGAAGGGTCGGCAATTATCCCCGAGGGATATGCGGCCGAGTCAAGCTGTAGCTGCGGCGGCGAGTGGCGTAGAACAGTCCAAGGTAAGCCAGGCCAACGTGGTACTGGAGTGGGCGCCGGATCTGGTGGATCAGGTCATTGCCGGCGGCTCGCTGAATGAAGCGTATGAGATTGCGTTAGAGGTGAAGCAGTCGCAACGAGCGATCAGACTTGCCATAGAGGAAATCGGTTCAGCAGTACCTGTTCCTGACATTCCGGACCTGAGCGCTGTCGCTGAGGGCGCCGATGACGACCCGGCCCCGGCGATGGGAGCAGGGCTGAAAGCGCAGGACGAATACCTGAAGCGGATTATCGCGATCAAGAAGTCGCTAGCTGATCTCTACGATCTAGGGCCAGCCGTTGAGGGTTGGTCGCCGGAGGGGCAGGTTGCTGCGGTTCGCTCGGCTATTTCTCAAATCATGAGTTGCGCTGTTGCCATCGCACAGCAACACGACATCGCCCTGGTCGAGGGCAGAAGGTTGAGGGTAATCGGCTGATGTTGCCAGGCATGCCACCACGACGTTGGCAATCGGGAGACTTTGGTGACTGGCTGAGAAGCTACCTGGACCTTCAATTTCCGACGTGGCGCAGTGATCGTCAGGACAAGCAAACACTGCTTGACGACGTACGAGCCAATGTTCCGCACATCGTGGTGCCGCGCGGCGATGAGCTACAGGATGGCTGGGTCACCAAACGTGTCAACCAGGTGCTGAACGCTGAAGGCGTGGTCTATCCGGGTGGGATGGCTGGTAATGAAGTCGTCTCTCAGGACGTTCTGCCGTTGGACGAGTTCCGCCAGTACATCATCGGAAAGCTGCGCGCAGCACGCGCAGATGTTGATGCGGCAATCGAAGACGTGCAGGCGTACGCCGAGGCTCATCGTGATCGTATCCCCGATCCAAAAAGGTTCATGCGTGATTGCCGCAAGGCAGCGGGGCTCTGAATGACCTCCGCTCGCGACCTCCTGCTGGGTGGTGTATCCGAGGAACAACTCGCTCAGCATGTCAAAGTGCTCGCGCGCCGCGGCGGCTGGTGTGGTTACCACGTGCGCTATTCGGAAGCGGTCGTCGAAGGTGTCCACACGATGCGTCTCAACGGACACTCCGATGCTCACGGGATGCCGGACTGGGTGTTCGTCAACGAGCAGCCGGGGCTGCCGCTGCTACTGATTGAATTGAAGTCGGAGAAGGGACGGGTCTCCGCGGACCAGGGACGTTGGGCCGACTTACTCGAGCGTACGAACGGGGTGCTGAGTGCGATATGGCGCCCGTCCGACGAGTCGGAGATCCGTTCAACCATGCTGGGCCCGGGTCACTGAGTTATGCCGTGGGCTCGATTCGCGGATGACTACCTGGGAAATCAGAAACTGGCGACGCTGTCGACGTCGGCGATCGCACTGGACATGGCCGGCATCATCTACTCCGCGCGCGAGCTGCGCGACGGACACCTGAGCAAGGCTGACGTGCAGGCGATGGCGGCGCTGATCCATCTGCGTCGCTGGGAGCCCGCCGCGGGGGAATTGGTCGCCGTCTGCCGATGGGTCTTGGAGACGGGAGGATGGTGCATCCACGACTACCTGGAGTACCAGCCAGCCCGAGCAGAAGTCCTAGCAGAACGGCAGCAGACGCATAGCAACAAGGTAGCAGCAGGGCGAGCAGGAGGGTTAGCAGCAGCCAAGCAGAAAGGTAGCCCCGTACCCGGTCCCGGTAATAACTCCGTTACTACGTCGTCTTCGTCTGTCAGTCCGTCTCCGGCTCCTCGCGAGTACGCGCGCGAGATGGACCCAGCCCTTCTCGCCGAGCACCACCTGATGCTCGAACGAGAACGCAGACTGACGACGACGACGACGAATAATTCTTCTCGAAGAGACGACCAGGAGTGACCCCAGAGTGTCGTGGTCCGGTCGCGAAGCGTTCCTCGAACGATGGCTCCCACGGTTCAATGACACCGATCTCGCTCGACGTGAAGCCGACAAGTACGTTTCGGGCAGCTATGCTCCCGACGACACCCGCGGCGATGCCTGGATGCAGCGAGCGCTGGTTCGCGACCAGGACCTCGCGGCGATGGCGGCTGACCCCGAAAACTACGCCATCGGACCCAGCCGTTTCGACGTCAGCGACTGCTCACACTGCGGCGGCAATCGCTACGTTCGCGTCGAGGTTCCCGTCAGCGATCCGCGCTTCGGCAAGGCGCTCGCTTGCCCGGACTGCGGCGGCGGACGACGGTCCGAAGTCGTTTCCCCAAACGAGCCCGAGGCGCCAGCACGTGCGGGATACTGGTGCTGGAAATGCGGTATCGACCAGGACCAACCAGCTGGCGAACGCTGCCCGCACCCGACCTGGCATATCCCAAACGCCAACGGCTTCGTCCCGACGGAGGGACCACGCGATCATGTCGGCGAACTCACCAACCACTGGCGACGTCCGTCTTGAGTAGGTTCCTGCTGGTCGAACTCGAGCCCGATCTGGCCGAGCATCAGACCACTCGGGAGTCGGTCTTTCGGGCCATCAGCATGACCAGCGGCGTACGCCAGACCATCGACCTGAGCGTCATCTCGCAGACCACACTGGACCAGATACTTCTTGCTGAGCCGGTCGCGGTGCAGCGCCGGCGCAGGGCGACAAAACCGGCACCTATCACGACGTAGACCCATGAGACCGGCCATTCGCTGTGCAGCACATCGCACCAATGGCGAGCCCTGTCGTGCATTCGCGATCCACGGAAGCCATGTCTGTACAGTGCATGGAGGGCGTGCGCCTCAAGTGAAACTGAGGGCGGAGGAGCGCATTCAGGAGCTGGTGGCGCCGGCGCTCCGGCGTATCACCACTGCCATCGCCGATGATGACAATCCAGCGCTCGCACTCGCGGCGGCACGAGACATCCTGGACCGCGCCGGCTACAAGGCCACCGAGAAGGTCCAGCAGGATGGCCGGGTGGTCATCGAAATCGAAATGGTGGACCGGGTATCACCGTCGCAAATCCGACACGCGCTGGAGTCACCAGTGCAATCTAACGGCGTGAAACGTGCCGCGGATTCAACTCCCTAGACCGCATCCCACTCAGCAGAAGTTGCTGCAGGAGGCGAGACGCTACAACGTGGTCGCACTCGGACGCCGCGCCGGCAAGAGCACTCTCGCCCAGCATGTGCTCGTTATGCGCGCGCTCCAGGAACGCCAGCCAGTCGGCTATTTTGCGCCGACGTACAAACTCCTGGCCGAGTTCTGGAGGGAAGTCCGCAACGTCCTTCAAGTGGTCACCGTCCAGAAATCGGAGCAGGATCACCGCGTCGAAATGATGGGCGGCGGTGTGCTGGAGTGCTGGAGTTTAGACGACCCCAACCCAGCACGCGGACGAAAATACGGGCTGATCGTGGTCGACGAGGCGGCGATGGTGCGCGACCTGCTGGAGATATGGCAGCTCGCACTCCGTCCAACGCTCACGGATTTATCCGGTGGTGCATGGTTCATGTCCACTCCACGAGGATTGAACGATTTCCATATTCTCTACCAGCAAGGGCAAGATCCACTCCAGTCCGATTGGGCATCGTGGCAGATGCCGACCGCGGTGAATCCGTTCATCGATGCGGACGAGCTAGCTGCGGCGAAGGCAGAGCTACCCGAACGAGCATGGGCCCAGGAGTACCGTGCCGAGTTCCTGCAGATCGAGGGCGGTGGCGTGTTCCGTGGCGTCGACGCGGTGTCACGGCTCGAGCAGCGCGGTCCTCAGCGTGGTCACCAGTACGTCATCGGGGTGGACTGGGGCAGGACCAACGACTTCACGGCGATCTGCGTGATAGACGCGACGCTGATGGAGCAGGTCGCGCTGGACAGGTTCTCAGAGATCGACTACGAGCTCCAGACCGAACGGTTGCACAAGTGGTGCGACCTGTACCACCCGGTCCTGGTGGTCGCCGAGCACAACAGCATGGGGGGCCCGCTCACCGAACGACTCCAGACCGGCTACGCGAGACTGCTCGGCCGAGCACGCGCGGCGCTGCCAGTGTGGGCATGGGAAGCGACCAACGCCAGCAAGGCCGCGCTGGTGCAGGCGCTCGGGCTGGCCATCGAACAGGGCGCGCTCACGCTGCTGGACCACGCTGTCCAGCAAGCGGAGCTGCTCGGCTATGAAGCAAGCGTCCTGCCATCGGGGATGATCAGATATTCAGCTCCGTTCGGACAGCATGACGATTGTGTAATCGCGCTGGGTCTGGCGTACCTGGGCGCTGAACGAGAGCAGTCTCCGGTGCCGGCACGGTCGCGGTACGCGTTCGCTTCGGCAGGGAGCCGGCGATGAGAGAGATGATCCGCGGATTATGGGATGACAGTTGGTATCACTGCCAACTCGAACTCGCGCTTGGAGAGTGGTCCGGGGCAGGTGACCTTCCAGACCCGGTGCCGGGCGCATGTACCGACACATGGATCGTGCCGGGCATGATCATTGACTACTGGGACCACTGGGTCGTCGACATAATGCTGTACAGGGCATCAGCTAGCCGGCCGGCTTATCAGGTATGACCAGGCCAACACTCCCGCGGTGGCTACAGGCTCAGGTCGACTCGACACGCGCGCCGCAAAAGGCACCACCGCCTGACGGTGCGCTCAAGGTTCAGTCGCAGCAGATCCCGCTCGAGTTGCGCCACCACGATGCATGGGCCTGCTGGCGCTACCAGAACGACAACGACCGCTGGAGCAAGCCGCCGTACAACCCCGAGACCGGCGAGCGAGCCGAGCCGTCAGACTCCGATACCTGGCTGCCATTCGATGTCTGCCTGGAGGCGTACCGCGCGCAGCACGCGCCCACCACTGGGGGCCGTCCCTACGATGGCGTCAGCTTCGCGCTGGACATCCGCTGGGGCATTGTCGGCGTCGATCTCGACCACGTCGCCGAGCACAAACGCGACGCGGCGTGGATCATCGACCAGCTCGACAGCTACACCGAACTGTCCCCGAGCAGCGACGGCTATCGCATTTTTCTCAAGGGGACACTGCCGGAAGGACGGCGCCGACGCGACTGGGTGGAGATGTACAGCCAGCGACGGTTTCTCACTGTGACGGGCCACCATCTCGACCGAACCCCAACCGTGCTGAGAACGTCTCGTTCTCTGTACACCGTCTGGCAGCGATACGTGCAGCAGAGATGAGACGCCGGCGTGTTTACTAAAGTGGTTGCACGCGCTTCTAGGCGGATGTAGCCTAGGCACTCTAGTTTGCAGCTACGTGCTGGAAGGGTTGTGCAAGATGGCGCCTGGGAATATCTCCACGAGCAAGTACAGGGCTAGTACGGAAGCCGAGCGATTGGGATTTGCCGTAAATATCGTCAATCAATACGACCTTGATACGCTGAGTGCTGAGCGGCGCATTCAGGTCCGGGATAGCAACCACTACGAGCCGACGCACCAGGTGCGTTGGATGGTCCAGCAAATGTCGCACACCATGTTCCCGCCACCGGTGGTAACGCGGGATGCCTGGGTCGTCGACGGGAACACTAGAATCCGAGCCCGGAAAGAGCGGAAAGAACGCTTCAACCCGGTCATCGTTATCGACGTGGTCTACGAGTCGGCCGATCAGGAAACCAGACTGAAGTTAGAGGTTCTGGGAGCAACCCTGAACGCGGACAATGGGACCAGCCTTACCGCGCAGGAACGTCAGCGTGTGGCGTTGCGAGCGTTCGCTTCACTCGACTTGTTGCCCGAGCACTACGAACGGGCTCTAGGCTTGAGTACTCGCGATGTCGTAGCAATCAAACAAGAGCGCGCAGCTCGGGACCGGTTGCAGAAAATTGGCATGGATGTGAACGGGCACATCCGACCTCCAGTTCTCCGCGCACTGGGACGGCAAGCGATTCTCAATCTCAACGACGAGCCCTACAAGCAACTGGTCAACCTGACAATGGAAGCCGGGCTAACCGCAGGCGAAGCGACTGACCTGGCGAAGCTAGCCAAAGATACCGGATCGGACGTGGCGGCAATGGATAGCTTGTCGAAGCATCGCGCCGACCTGGCTGATCGCATCGTGCAGCAGCGGCTCACCGGGCACACCCATCCTTCGGCCACAGGGCAACTACGTCGCAACCTTGGGTACTTGCGTCAGTTCGCAGGCAGCGCCAGCTCGCTCGTTGAGCACAATCCAGCGGCCATCGCAACACACATCGAGTTGGTCACTGAGGCTCGCGATGTCCTCAACGCTGTCCTTGAGCTTCAGCAAATGTGGCAACCGTTGCCCAACATGGAGGCCGGCCACCCCGTTGCGGAAGCCTAACGAATGCCGCATCCCGGCACTCAGGGCGGTTACGCGCTCGACTTCCTGTCACCAATGCGGCACGTAGCTACCGAGCTGGCAACGGCTGGCCCAGAAGGACGCACTGTCGACGAGATCGTCGCTTCATATCATCATCACTCGAGCGGCGATCTCCACCGTGTGCGCCTGCACGAACGTCAGTCTTCGGATCGCGCAGCAGAGATCTGGCTAATCAAGCGTGCTGCCCAGGAATTGGGCAAGCAAGTAAGTCATGGTACGGATGGGCGCCTGCGGCTCGCGGTACCGGTGGATGAGTTGCGCGACTGGCGCCGGCGTCGGATCACGCTCGAATCGGACCCACACAAGCAGTTTCATGATCCATTCAATCCACTAACAGAAGGCGGCGTGTTCGCACGGAACATCCGCGCGCCGCAGGGCAAGGACGACACCACAGACCTTGAGCAATCGATGCAGGCGTTCGGCTGGCTAGACGAATTGCCTGCTATCGCTGACGAACGAGGCGTAGTGTTGTCCGGACATCGGCGACTCGAAGTCGCCAAGAAGCTCGGGATCGAGCCCCGTATTCAACGACGCTCGTATGGTGATGGGGACCCTGGCACGGTGCGGCGTGCCATTCTCGCGTACGCCGCTAACGCCGGGGTCAAACCACTAACGGCGGCCGATCGGAAGTTCATTGCCAAACGCCTCTACGAAGATGAGGGACTGACTCAGGCCGATATTGCCGAACGACTGCACGTCAGTCAACGCACCATCAGCGCCGACCTGGAAGGCATTAGCAATACTGCTAATTCCCCTCGAAGAGGTCGGCCGCGGAAGCCTGCCGATAGCGCCATCCTTCGCGGCAAGGCAAAGATGGCAGCGTCGATGGCCGATGAAGGCGAACCACCGGAAACTATTGGCAAGCAGTTCGGCGTATCTGGTGCGCGGGCTCAGGAGTACGTCGAACGCGGACGACAGATGGTGCTGGAGCCTGTGACCCCCGTCGACGCCATTTGCCCGACGTGCCACGGGACAGGACGAGTTAGCCATAGTTGAGGCGCCGGCGTTCAGGTGTAACACTCGAATAGTCGTTTCAACGTTCACGCGTTACACTCGCGGGCAGCGTGTGCGAGCAGCAAGACTGCACGGCCGAGGCAGAGACCTACTGCCCACTCTGCCAACGACTGCTCTGCAAACACCATGACGAGCTGGTGGCGTACCGCGGCCACGACTGTCTGAGCGGGCCCGCGGATGGTTGATCGCTCGAAGAAGAAGCTGAAAGCACCCGAGTCGTCGTATCTGACTGATCTTCAGGCGAGCCTCGCCGACCAGTACCTGCAGCAGGACAACGACATCGACATCGTCCGCGAGCAGCGCGAGATGCGGCGTCCAGCGCTCGCCGAAGCGGACAAGGACTACGTGCTGGTCCACGTCGACCCGCGGGACCCCGACATCACCGAGGAGGCGTTCCAGCAGACCGCCATCCTGACGCTCGAGCGCCCCAAACTGAGCATCGTCGGCGGCGAAGGCGACACCGCGCAGACCGTAGCCAGCAAACTTGAGCACTTCACCGAAGAAACACTCTGGGAATGCGGCACGCGCGAGCCGGGCTCGGACACCATGACCCAGGTCACCGATGCCACGCTCAACGATGGCGGCGGCTGGGCCAAGATCCTCTGGCAATCCGATCTCTGGTCCGAGCGCTACAAGCTCAAGGACCCCAGCAAGGACCCATCGTCGACCACCGCGGACTACACCGCGTACGACAAGCAAACCGAAGAAGCGAAGAAAAAACTTGGTCCTCCTTTCGTCTGGAGCTACGTAGACCCGAGGTCGGTGTACCCGCAGCGCTCGGGCGGCAAGCTCGCCGAGGTGCTCGAGGTCAGCCAGATGCCGCTGCGCTCGGCGTTCCGCCGCTATCGGCTCGGGCTCGATACCGGCGGCAACATCGTCCCAGAAGAGCTAGGGCAGAGCGAGAACATCATCGAAGCGACCAGGGACCCGCTGGCGCAGGTCACCTTCCTCGAGCATTGGGACGACACCTGGCTTTCTTATGCCATCTGCGGTGAGAACTACCAGGGCGATCGGACCGGGTACATCGTCAAGCAGTTCGAGCACAAATACCCATTTGGCGTTCCCTACGACTACGCGCCAGGCTTGACGATGAACTGGTGGCGGAACCGCAAAGTCGGGTGGGGCATCGGCCGCACCAAGCTCTGGCTCGTCCAGTACCGTCAGTACCTGCGTGCCATGCACGCGCAATACGTGGCCAGGGACCTGCTCTCCCCCCTGGTCACGTATGGCGACACGCCAGCGACCGCGGTCATCGGCGACAACGGTCTGCCCAAGGAGCCGCAGACGGCCGTGCATCCGGGCGAGATCCTGAACCTGCCGCCGGGACGGCAGCTGATGCGTATCCAGTACCCCGATGCGGCGACGCTCGAAAAGCACATGTCGCTCATCGACGGCGCCATCCGAGACCTGGAGTCGCCACGCGTCACCACACTGAGTGGCATGGAGGGCGCCGGCTTCGCCATCAGCCAGGTTCTTTCATATTCACGCACGCGTGTCGGTCCTATCCGGCATGGCATCGAGAGTCTGCTCAAGGGCCAGACCGAGAAGATGTGGGAGCTGATACGCAGTCGCGCCAAAGAGAAGGTCTGGGTTTTCTCAGGGGGCGTCGACGTCGGCAGCGGCACGGCAGTGGCCGAGTTCATCGGCTTCGGTCCGTCGGACCTCGAGCGCCCCATGCGGCTCAAGTGGGAAGTGCAGGCATCTTTACCGACCGACGAGCTCATGATCGCCCGGTACTGGCATGAACGACTCCAAGCTGGGACGGCTGGCCGTGACGAAAGTGTGGCCGGGATGGGAGATAACCCAGACGAAATTCGGCGCTCGATTGCTCGAGACCGTATTCGTGCCAGTCCTGCTTATCAGAAGTGGCTCGATGCCGAAGTCTTCATGCAGGCTGGAAGGGGTGACTTACTCCAGAAAGCACAGGACGCTGAGCAGCTGGCACTAGGTGGACAACTTCCGCAGCAGGGCGGCCCACCGCAGTTGCCTAGCGGCGGACTGGCCCCTGGCGTCTTTGAGGGCTCGCCTGGTGGGGTCCCGGACTTGGCAAGTTTGGCAGCTAGTCCGAATGGGGCAGGCGTCAACGCACCAGCGGGTCAACAGGTGATGGCCGGCGCGGCCCAAGCTAGCCAGGGAGCGCTAGGCGGCTGAGATTGGTATTTGAGAGATGCTTCGGTACCCCGCTCCAGAGTCCACGGCTGCGACCACGGGCGAGCATGTCACCAGCGTTCTCTTTCGGTGTTCCAACCTCAAGGTGGTCAGGACGGCAACATGCGCGTACGTCGCACCCGTGGCGCAGCAGTTGGCCAGGGTCGAGTGTGACACTTCGCTCGAGTTCAAAGACCAGGCGATGGACACGTCGACCACTCATGAGGCCGTAGCTGTGACTGTCACGGGCTCCAGTCCACAACCAACAGCGTGTAGGCAGGTAGCAAATGATCTGAGCCATGAGACGTTCCTGCGGCGGACGACGAGAGCCGTGCCCTTTGATGAAACGAGCCCATCGTCCGCGATGGCCGAGATGCGGTTGGACAATCTCGCCGCATCCACATTCACACGCCCGAGCTCCAGGGGTTTCGACATACGGGTGTTTGCGATGCCCGTGGCCGACGATGAAACGTCGCGGTGGCTGCAAGATGCCACTCGTTCTGTCGCGCTTGACGGTCGGAAACGTTCCTCTGCAGCCACATCCGCAGATTGTCATCCCACCCTCAAGTGGCGCTCGCGTGTTTTGGATGGCCCGGTAGCAGGCGTTCGAGCAGAACGTGCGGCTTTTTACCAACGACCATGCGCGGTGGAACACCACACCGCAGCGTTCGCACGTCCACGCTTGTCGTGTCGAAGCGTCTCGGCATTCTCGACTGCACCACTTGACCATGCCCTTGGAGAAGACGGCACGTCCTACCCGAAACAATTTGCCGCAGAAACGGCACTCGACTCGAATACCCTGATCTCGCATCGGTGGCTTTCTCCATCGGTGTCACGGCCCTCGGCGTCTGAACCACGCGCGAGGGCCAAATGTTGTCTTCAGTGTACGTGCCGGAGGTTGAGAGATGGCTGAGAAGCGGTGGATGGGCTAGCGTCATGGTCGGCTCGTCGAAGCAAAACGAAATCCTCAAACTCCAAGACGAAATTACTCGCGAAGTGACCGGCGACGCTGCATCTATCGCCCAGGGCGTTTTCGGCGAGAACAAGAACCATCCCGACATGGCACAGGTGTCGAATCAGCGACTCGACGACCTGTACCGCCAGAAGTACATCGCCAACGATCGTCAGTGGCTGCAGACCGAAGCGCGGAGAGACCCACAGCAGTTCCTGGACGTGGCCAAACGCATCGGGGTGCAGCCACCGACACCAGGCGCACCACCCGAGCCGGCGCCAGATGCGTTTGCCAAGGCTGCTATGGCGAGCGCATCAGCAGGAGCACCGCCAGGACTACCAGCGGCGCCGCCAGTACCAGCACCAGCAATGCCAACTCCGCCGACGTTACCCGTGGCGGCCGCTCCGGTCCTTGCTCCCTCACCTGTGCCGACTGCTGCTCCGCCAGTCATTCTGGGGCCTAACGGTCAGCCGCTGCCGCCGAGTGGGATGGTCTAGTGAGATGACTGGCAGAGATCGTAGTCCTGCTCACTGGCAAAGGCACAGGACTGCTGGTCTATCGGTACGAAAGTGCGAACGTAAATGTTCATCAGGGTGACGAAGAGGGCGAGCACGAGCAGTGTTACGAGTAAGGCTCTCATGTCAGTTGTCTGTAAACTTGGTAGGCATCTCGATCCTCCAACGATCGGGGTGATGGCGCTCCAGGCTTCACATCACCTGGAGCGTCTTTGTTCTAGCCGCTGCTGGTTGAGGTCTGGTTGATGCCGGGCGTGATCCCCCTGGAAGACGCCCAGGACATGTACACCAGTCGGTTGCAGGATCACGCCAACGGTTTGTTGCAGCAGGCGCAGGACTTCAACCAGCCACCACTGCAGAACGTGTCGCCAGAGGCCATCCCAGCGGAGGCAACGCAAGCTGCACAGAGCGCGGCAACCGCATTGACGGCTCACGCGCAGAGTTTGTTCGCGCCACCGTCGCCGGAGATCGACGCCGATAGCGCGACGCAGTCGCTCCAGCAACACGCCCAAAGCCTGTTCGACCAGGCCCAGGCGATGAATGCTCCACCGCTGCAGGGCGTCGACCCGATCCAGGCCGCGTTGGGTGCTGCCGAGCAAGCCGGCGCCAACATGTCGCAGTTCGCACAGACCTTGAGCCAGCACCTGCAGACCGCCGGCGGAGACGCCACGTCTGCGGCGCTCGGAGCGGCAGAGCAATCTGGCGCCAACATGTCCGCGTTCACCCAGGCACTCAATTCGGCGCTGCCCCAGCAGCCAAGCGCGACTACCACCACGTCAGCCGCCAGCGCCGTGACGGATACGGGCCCGGCGACGGTCGGTCAGGGGCGGTCGGATTTCTTGCAGAGTCTGAAGCCGTTGGCGGACGCGACCGCTCAGAAGTACGGACTCGACGGCAACACGTTGTTGGCGATCGCCGCCAATGAGACTGGATGGGGGCAGTCACAGACCGCGCAACAGCAGAACAACCTGTTCAGCATCCAGGGTGACGGCAGCGACGGCTCCAGGTGGGCGAGCTACAAGTCGCCGCAGGAATCGTTCGATGCGTTTGTCAATCTGATCTCGGGCGCGCCGCGCTACCGCCAGGCATGGGCGGACCGCACCGACCCAGCGAAGTTCGTCGACGATCTGCGACAGGCTGGCTACGTGGCTGACGAGCCTGGGTTTCCTGCCCAGGGTTGGGTCGATCAGGTCAACGCCATTCAACGCAACCTGCCTCAGGCTGCGAGCGCTGCTACTGGTGCTGCCGCGAGCGCGCTCGGCTCCGCAGCACAGGGAGCCGTACAGGGCGTGCAGGACGCCGCTCAGCAGGGCCTTCAAGCAGTCAACACCACCGTGCAGGCGGCACAGGCCGCGGTCGATCCTGCACAACCGGTCGAGGCGCAACGTCAATTCGAGCAGGAGGCCGGGCTCTCCGCGGGCGACGCGTATACCGCCTGCGGTCCAGTCGCCGCCGCGGCCTTCGCCAAGACCTATGGTCGCAATCCCACACCGAGCGAGGCGATCGCGTTGGCGCGCCAGGTTGGCTGGAACCCCAACACCGGCATGGCCGGCGTCGGGTCCGAGGTGCAGTTGCTCAAGGCGATGGGCATCGACGCACACGCCACCACGGGAGTCGATTGGGCCAACGTCGGGCGGGATGCCTCGGCTGGCAACCCGGTCATCATCGATACGCCCGGTCACTACTACTACGTCGACGGCTACAACCAGCAGACCGGCCAGCTCCACGTTGGCGCATCAGGGCTCGCGCTACGTGGTGGCTCTGAGTGGATGACCCCAGACCAGATCAACGCTATGCCGCAGTCGGGTGGCGCAGCTCGCGCGGCGGTGTTCGCCGATCATCCGTTGAGTGGACCAGGCATAGCCAGTCAGGTGGCGGAAACTACTGGCAACGTTGCCTCAGCGATCAGCCAGAAGGCACAGGACGTCACCCAGGCGGTGCAGCAAGTGGGTCAGGACGTCGGCGGAACTGTGCAGCAGGCTGCTCAGGGTGTCGGCGGAGTAGTCCAGGACGTTGCCCAGCGTGCTCAACGTGGTGGCCAGGCTGCAGCGGATGTGCTCGAGCAGCAGCGCCAGCAGTTGATCCAGCCCACCAATAGCGACCCGGTTCAGCAATCCATTCAGAACGCCCGTGCGTTTCAGAATGGTGACTGGGCGGCGCTCGCCGACGGGACCATGAACATGCTACCCGCGGTGTCGCGCGCCGGCGCGAGCGCGGATCTCTCTCAGTCGGTATCGGCTGGTCTTACCGCCGCGGGTGTCGATCCCAATGTCGCGAGAGTCCTGGGTCAGGTAGCCAATGTCGCTGGCCAGGTGGGACTCGAGCGAGCGCTCCCCGGTGCTATGCGTGCTGCCGGTCGTGGCGCGGGTGCGGTTCTTACCTCGGCATTCGAGGCGATAGACCGTGTTATGCCGCCCCAGGTCGCGTTTGCACAGACCTTGTCGTCAGCCGAACGGGACGCTGCGGAGCAACTGCTGTCTGAAGCACGGTCGACGCTGTCCGCGGGTGGAATCGCGCCTGACCTCGAGCAGCAGTTGCGCTCTCATATGGACGCGCTCCAGCAGCGACTGACCAGCGAGGCCGCGCCGAAGACTCCCGAAGCACCGGCAGCAATTTCTGCCCAGGTCCAACCACCGGCGCAGCCTGGGCCCGCGTCTGCCGAGCCCGTCGGCGCGAGTGCCGACCTGCTGCAGAGCTTGCACGATCAGGCTTCTTCACGCGGGGCAGACCCAGCAGCTCTGGACGCGCTACAGGCACAGATCGATGCCATGCGCCCACAAACCGCTGCAACCGGAGCAGGTGGTGGGGGAGCCGGCGGCGGTGGAAGAACAGGAGCCGGCTCGGCGACTGCTGGCGGAACGCCGTCACCAACACCACCACCGGGACCAGCGGCGCCACCAGCCGGAGGTGGACCTGGTGTCACGGTGCCCGGTGTATCTCGCATCGGCCAACTCATTGCTTCCGCGATGGGTTCCACCGAGAACCTGCCGCCCCAGGTGCGCGCGCCGATTGTGCAGTTCGCCAATATGGTCGGGAAGCAGTCCGATGCGGCGTCGGTCATGGCCCACAGCAGCCACCTGCTCGCTGGTGGACTGGACGACGCAGGCGATTCCATCAGGCAGACGCTGCGGAGTGATGCAACGCAGCAACTGATTCGCGATCTGCAAGCGCAGCGACTCGCGGTACCCGTGGGTGACGCGCCAGCGGGTTGGCGCACGGTGACTGACGTTCCCCAGAGCCCGCTCTCGAACTACGCGTTCGATCCCAGCGTGGTCGGTCCAATCAAGGCAGTCATCGATCGCTCGGCGATCGCGGGCAACCCGCTTGGCAGCACGATTCTGAATGCCGTCGGCACCGCCAAGAGCACATTGTTCTCGCTCTCCAACTTCCACACCATCACGGAAGGTCTGAACGCAGGATTCAGTTCGCGGCAGACACTCAACAATTACGTTCGTGCGTTTCTCAGCGACAGCTTTACGCAGGCTGCGCGCGGAACGATGTCAGACACTTTCGACGCTGCTGCTCAAGCGGGTGTCACGGGGCTGTCTGGTGCAGGACGAGCGAGCGCTGACGTTCCTGGGCAGCTCGGCAACGCGGTCTGGCGGCGCGCAATCTCAGGCACGGTTGGCGGCATCGGCGGTGCCGCATCTGGCTATACCGAAGCGAAGATCGGTGGAAAATCGGACGAGGAAGCACGTCAGCAAGCGCTCATTGGTGGTGCTGCTGGCGTCGCACTGGGTGCGATCCCACTTGGTGGACGTGGCACGGTGCCCGAGATCCTGCAGTCATCGCTGTGGGAGCGAGCGGTGCCGATGGCCAAGGCCACCGCATGGGACGCGCTCACCAAGGGTGGACTAGCGCCAGACGTTGCCGCGAAGGTAGTCAACGAACGCTTTGGCGGACTGAATTACGCGGCGATGGGTCGGAATCCTACGCTCATGGACGCGACGCGCCTGCTGGTTCAGGCTCCCGACTGGACCGAGTCAACGGTCCGTCAGCTCGGGTCGGCCATGTTCGGTGGCACCGGGCAAGGAGTGCGCGCGGGATTCCTGGCCAAAGCCATCGCGGGGACGTTGGCCGTGACCGAGGTGGCGAACTACGCGTTCAGCGGTCATTCAACACTGGAGAACCAACCAGGCCACCAGTTCGAGATAGAAGTGCGCGACCCATCCGGTGGGTTCATGCACATTGGCTTGCTCCCTGGCAACGTCCAGAGCTTTCTCAATGAAGGCAACAAGTTGACGAGTGACGACAGCGCAAAGCGTGCCGCTGACCTGACCAACTTCGTGACCGGGCGATTGTCTGAGCCGGCGCGGCTGATCTCAGAGGCAGGACAGACTGCAGCGGCTGGTGGCTCATCGTTGCGAACGCCGTATGCAGTGGGCAAGGCGGGACCTGTCGCAGGCTTGCTTTCGACGCTGTCGCCTGTCGGCATCTCGCAGGTGCAGCAAGGCACCGAGGAGGGTGGCGTCGATCCGAAGTTAGCGGTCGCCATGGCAGCGGCCGGTCTCAATCCGCGGTACACCAGTGCTGCAGCGGCACAGCGATCTGGATTTACCGCACCAGGACAGCCAGCGCGTGTGGTGCCGAAGCCAGCACCGAAGAGCGTAGCGCCTGCACAGAAGCTGCTTCCGGCGCCGGCGAGAAAGTCGTAATGCGACAATGAGGTTCCCAGAAGCCTGATGCCAGACCTGAGCGGGATTCCGGTTGTCGGTCCGACGCTAAGCTCCCACGGCATCGGTGCGCCAGATCCACCCGCAACTCCTCCGGATACCAGTCAGCGCGACCAGATCGTCGCTGCGCTGGCCGCGGCTCACGGTGGCATCTTTGGGAAGCCGGCACCGCAGACGACCAAGGGGACTGGCGGTCAGCTCCAGGCAACCGGTTACGACCTGTACACCTTCGGCGACGGCACGACAGTCGAAGTGGACCCCGATACGGGTGCGACGCAGAACCTGAAACTCGCACCGGTCAAAACAACGGCGACGAAGACACCGCAGGATGTCCTCGGCGACCAGGGCCTGTACATCGTCGGCGGCAAGGTCTACCAGAAGAACCCAGACCCGAACGGTCTTCCAATTGAGACCGACGCGAGTAAGGCGACGCAGGTGCTCGCCGACGCGAAGACTCAGGCCGACACGACGCTGGCGCAAGCGCAGACCGCCAAGGCCGACATCGACGCGAAGATCGCCGCGGACCCGACCAATCAGGCGCTCCAGCAGCAGAAGACCCAGGCTGATAACGCGCTGACGGCAGCCCAGACGGCCAGTCAGCAAGCCACTGCTGCCGCGACCGCGATCGATACCCAACTCAAGCAGGCAGCCGCACCCAGCCAGATCGCGCTTGCCGGTGCACAGGCCACCAACCTGCAAGCCACTGCCGCAGCGACCGCGGCCACGACGCCGTCCACGGTCGCGCTCAATAACGCCCAGGCCGCGAAGACAGCGGCGGACGCAGCACTTGCCAGCGACCCGACCAATATCGCGCTGCAGCAGGCCAAGACGCGGGCTGACACTGCACTCGCTCAGGCACAGGCCGCGGCTACCACCAAGCCGACTGCGCTCACTGCCGACACGGTGTCGCCATACATCCCGACGATGGACGCCTCCGGGCAGATCACCTACCAGCCCAATCAGAACCGGATCACGGCGACCGAAGCGACGAGCCAGTTGGCTTCGCAGCTTGGGCTGAAGGTCGCCGCCGGGTCGATGTCCGAGAAGGACGCGCAGGCGTTGATCACCAACGCGATCAACACCATGAACGCGCACGTCCAGGAGCAGCAGAACCAGATCACCGCTGCTGGCGACATCCTCTCAAACGTTCGAGGCAACGCACAGACCGGTGCGGGCTTGCTGCAGCAGCGAGCGCAGACCGCGCAGGGCATGCTCGGCCAGGTTCTTGGGATCGCGCAGGGCGGCACGGCATCGGGCAGTCTGGGCGGCGGCATGATGGCCGCGCCGGCTGGCGTCGGCGGGCAACTGGTGAGCGGCATCAGCAACTGGACCACGGGGCTGATGGGTGGTCAGGGGACCATGGACTCCGCGGCCAGACTGCTCCAGATGGCGGACCCGCGGAGCAGTCTGGCGGACCCGTCGTCGCAGCAAGCGATCAGCACGCTCGCGCAACTGATGGACAAGTACCACCAGGCCACCGGCATGCCGCACCCCGCGGTGGCGGCGACGCAGGCAATGCAGCAGAGCGGGCAGAACGGCGGGATGGCCGCTCCAGCGACGGCACCGAATCCTGCGTACGCCTCGACTGGCGCCGGCGCGGTCACGGCCGGGTATGCGGGCAGTGGAGGCAATCCGTGGGGAAACGCGCCTAACGGGTTCCCCGCCCCGACGACGGTCCAGAGCCCGTACTCCTCGAGTGGACTCGGGCCGGTGGGCGCGGGCTTCGCGGCTCCGAGCACGGCGTCGCCGACCATCGTGATTCATATGCCAGGTGCTGCCTGATGCCACAGTTTCCCAATCCGAACGGCGGAGCCCCGCTGCAGGTTGCCAACGAAGCCGAAGCGCGGGCCCAGGGCTGGACTCCCTCGATGGGGTCGATGGGTGTCCTGTCGTATCCCGATAGCGGTGGCGGGAGTTCAGGCGGAGGTAGCGGCGGAGGCGATGCGGGTGGCGGTAATGGCGCTGCACTCGGTGCCGCCATCGACAAACTCCTGGGAGCTCGAGCTTCTGGTGATAAGGCGGCGTTCGACGAAGCGGTCCGTCAGTTCAACCAGAACTTCGGCCTGAGCCAGGCTGCCACCACCGGTACGTACAACGGAGCGCCCACGCTCGCCGCGCTCAAGCAGCAAGCCGACATCGCCGCGCAGAAGTTGCTGGGCGCGCAGAACGACGCCACGCTGACCGGCACCTATCAAGGCCAGGCAACCCTCGCTGCACTCAAGCAGCAAGCCGACATCGCGTCACAGCAACTGCAGAACGCGATGACCGCGGCCGGCTTGACCGGCACGTACAACGGGGCGCCAACACTGGCCGCGAAGCAGCAGCAGTACACCCAGCAGATGGGCGTCATCAACGCTGCCCAGACCGCGCAGGCGAACCCGTTCCTCCAGCAGCAGCTCTACGGTCAGGCCAACCGCATTTTTTCAGGGCAGCGCGTACCAGGTTTTCAGGCTCCGGGGACGGTCGCGGGCGTCGGTACAGCGGGTGGCAACACGCAGGGCGGCCTCGGATATTTGTCGCAAATGATTTCAGATATTCGAGATCCAACCCCGAACCAGACCACTGCGGACTCGTTCCTGGCGCAGACGCCGACCCCGAACAAGATCGACTCGCAGTCGTTCCTGAGGTCCAACCCGAGCACCCAGAACGTCATCCTGCAAGCTATGCAACAGCGCTACGGCGTTGACCCTAAGGATGCTTTAAGTCAGATAAACGCGACGTTGCCTCAATTCGTTGCCCCAAATACAACCGGGACAATCCGGAGGGGTTGATGCCACTCAAGAAGTCAGGCTCAAAAGCTGCGGTTTCTCAGAACATCAGGACCGAGATCAAGGCCGGGCGTCCACAGCGTCAGGCCGTCGCAATCGCGCTTAGCGTTGCCCGTCGAGCGAAAGCTGATACGGCACGCCGCGCTGGGAAGCGCTGACCGCTCCATGCAGCCGAATGTCGATGACGCGCAGGTTTTCGGGGCGGTTGTCTCGTCGGTTCCGGTTGATGTGGTCGACATGTTCGCTGGAGAGCAAGGGTCGCCCGAGAATTTGCTCCATAACCCACCGATGCTCTGGCAATCGACGGCCATTCACGGTCACTCGCTTGTAGCGACCGCCATCGATAAGCGCCGTAGCCTCCGCCTTACAGGGAACAGAACAATACTTTCGCAAACCACGGCGACTAGGCGAATACGTGAAGGTAATCAGGCAGTGACGGCAGATTCCTTCGAGTCGGGCATAGTTATGTGCACGTTTGCCGCGAATCGACGCAAGCCGAATCGCCTCACGGTCCTCCCTGTTGCCAAGGTTCTGACAGCGTTGAGAGCAGTACCGACCACGTCCGCGCGCCCAGGCGTGTTGCGGTACGTACACCGTCCGACCGCAATTGGCACACGCGGACGTCACTCCGTGTCTCTCCCCTCTCTTCGCCACCTATCTATTATAGCCGTGAAGCAAGCCGTAGCTGCAGCCTACGCAACCCAGCGAGCGGCGGCGAAGGGAAAGAAATAGATGCCTGGCGACTGGGAAAAATCGGTCCATCCCGACCTGGTCGACGACGAGCCTGAAGAGGCGTCATCGACGGGGGCTTCAGCGCGCGCCGCTAAACCCCAACGCGCTGAGGTCGGCGACTCGGTGCCCTCCAACAACGAGCCGCAAACGCAATCGGATTCGCCTGAGGCCAGCACTTCCCCAGCCGAAGGCGAGTCCGATAAGCCGCTGCCTGACTGGTTTTCTCAAGTCCGCGACGCCAAGGACCCGAAGGAAGCGCTTCGGTCGATTCTCAAGAACGTGCCGTACGACGAGCTCGAGAAGGACGACGTCTTCTCGGGGCTGGTCGGAAACGTGGCTGACCGTCGCGTCAAGGCACTGCAAGCCAAGCAGGAGCGCGACGCGCAGGAAAAGGCCAAGCTGGACGCAGCGGCTAACAACGATCTCTACACCCTGGGTGAGATGACTCAGCGCGAACTGCAACAGCAACTCGCGTCGCAGCAAGCAGCCCAGGCCGCGGTTCCCTTCATGGACGGCGTCACGCTGTTCCAGAAGAGCCGAGACCCAGCCGTCCAGCGGGAGGTCTCGGGCAAGACATTCGGCGCCGGCAAGAGCCACGCCGAAGGAGTGGCAGAATACCTCTCGTCAGTCGTCGACACCACGGTCGAGCTCGAGCTGAAGAAGCGAGAGTCCGCGCTGAGAAAGTCGATACTGGGCGAGGTCAACGGTGACGAGCCTGTCCCCGAGCGCGACTCAGGTACCCCCGGTCGCGTCCGCGAAGTGACAGACGAACAGATCGCCGCTATGTCGCTCAAGGAATACGAGGCGCTGTTCGATGAGAACGGTAGGCCAAAGCCAGGGGTACGCCATCGGTCCACCCGAGGGATACCCGTTCAACAGCGCTAGCGCGAGTTTGCTAGTGACAATATCAGGGGGTACTCCCAGTGGCCACGGGCGTAACGGAGTTCGTTGATAAGACTATTTCCGATGGTATTTTCTCCCCTGACATTTGGTCGAAGCAGGTATTGCGAGCAACGGAATCGAACCTGCTTCTGGCGAAGAGTGTCAACAGGGGCTTTGAGGCAGATGCCAGCGTAGGCAAAACCGTCAAGGTTGCGTCTATCGGTAATCTCGCGGCGCGGGCAAAGACCGAAAACACGGCAATTGTGTACGAGACAGTGGCGGAAACTGCCACCACAATTACCTTGAATATTTGGTCATACGCGGCCCTTGGCATCGAAGATATAGTCAAGGTGCAAGCGATTGTCGACGTCCAGAACGAGTACCAGCAGAAGCTGGGCTACGCGCTGGCGAAGGATATCGACGGTGCGCTCGCGGTCGACGTGGCCGGCTTCACCCAGACCGTAGGCACGCTCGGCACGCCGCTCTCAGACGCCAACGTGCTGTCCGCGGTGCAGCTCCTGGACAACGCCGACGCGCCGCAGACCGAGCGGTTCTTCATCATGAGCCCGGCTGAGAAGGTCGCCAAACTGGCACTCGATCGCTGGAGCAATGCCTTATATATCGGCAACACCTCCATGCCAGCCAAGTCAGGCATGCTCGGCGACATGTACGGGCTGAACCTGGGCATCACCACCAACCTGGTGAAGCCAGCCGGCGGTCAGGCGAACTGCTTCATCTTCCATCGGGAAGCGCTGGCGCTCATTCTCCAGAGGAGCCCCAAGAGCCATATATTCTACGATATAGACGTTTTCACGTGGAAATTAGCCGTGGAAGAAATCTACGGGCATCAAATGATGCGTCCCACATTTGGTGTTTGGGCGAAAGGTGCCGCGTAGATAAGCTAACTCGCAGAATATACCACGCGGACTAACTAAGATGCTTCCACGTTCTGCCGATGCGGAGATTGGTCACCTGATTGGGATGGATGCCAAAACGGGCGGCTACTTCGGCACGAGAGAGGCTGCGACCCTCAGGGCTGCGGATGAAGCGCACGTCAGCCTCTGTCAGTGTGGTTCGGCGTCCACGCGGAATCAGGCCAAGCGACCATGCTCGAGTCTGGTTCTGCGACGGCGTCACCCATTCCAGGTTGGAAATGTGGTTGTTCGTCCGCACCCCATCGATGTGGTCGACGGTATGAGTGGGCGTCAGCGGCGGGTCCAGGAACGCCGCGGCTACCAGCCGATGGACGTAGCGCTGGAGGTGACGGTTGTCGATGGCGAGGATTACGAACGGGTAGCCGGCTCCGGCCAGTCCAGGCTTCAGGATGCGGCCGGCGTACGTGCGCTGACCGTCTCCAATATCTCGGCGGACGCGTCCCCACGAGGAGACGGAGTAGTACCCGTTGGTCTCTTCAACGGGACGCCATTCTTCAGTATCGTCAATAGGCATCGTCACGGACTGACCCTCGGTGGCGGTGTAGATGGGCCTGCCGCTATGCAACTAGCGCAGGCTCATCGCATTGTAGGAGGTGCCGTGTAGATGGCCGAAGAAACATTCATTGAACGGATGGTCAGCAAGACACTCGGTCGGACTGACATCCCCCTGAAACGGGGGCAAAATTATAATTACGCTCTCCGGCATTACGCGACCCCGAACGGTGACATCGTCCAGCTCCAGTCGGACCCGCAGAACCGAGCGCTGTATGCCGATCTAGGCTTCCACCTTTTATCGGATGTTCCTGCTCGCGGCGAGAAGATGTCAGAGGTCGAGGAATGGGAGACGCTGGTCCGCCCAGAGGTCATCGCCGAGCAGCGGAAGCGAGCCAAACTGATCAACGCCATCCGCAAGGCGGACACCAAGGACCCGACCCTTGGCACGCTGATCGACACCGAGACCATCGACACGCAAACGACCGAGCAACTCGAGGCGACCATCAAGGACATCCGCGCGCACGGCGGCGTGGTCCGAGTGGTCGACGTGAAGTACCGAGACGAGCCGGAGCCGTCGTTGCTGCGTGGAGTTGAGACGGACGAATCTCTGGAAAATCTCCAGAGGAAGCTCGGTGCTGAAGGTGCCAGGGCAACCACGATCGAGGGCACTGGCAAGGACCCGATCGACGAGTCGCGACGGAGGAAGGTATGACCGACTTCATCGCTCAGGCGAATCTGATTCACGAGAACGGCCCAGCGGTCACGCCGCCGTCGACGCTGTACTTCCATTTCCTCAAGCCGGCATCTGACTTTGGGGAAGCGGAGACCGTGATCGCTCCCGCGACCAACGCCGAGATGTACCTGCGGATTGGGTACACCATCACCGGCGAGGAGACCATCGAGAACCTCGCCGAATGGAACGAGCAGAACGCGGCGAAGGCAGCGCCGGAAGCGAAGACTGAGGCGAAGGCTGAGAGCTCGCACAAGAGCAAGGCGGCAGAGCATGCCACTTGACGGAGGCAGGATCGGCTCGCAGGTCGGCGCCGCGATGGGTCTCTGGACCCACACGCCCGTCGATTGGCGCGGCAACGAGACTGGCGTAGCCCCGCCTGGTCCCGCCGGCTGGCCGGCGAATGCGTCCGCGGCGACCGCGGTCTTTCCCAATGGCTCGCCAACAGGAGCGACCGGTCAGGCGCCGGCCATCACCGCGATCTCGGTCACGGGCATCACGGTATCGGGCGCGACCGTCAACTTCACCCTGTCGCAGCAAGCCCTGAACTGGATCGACTACGGCACCACCACGGCGTACGGGTCAACGAATACGCAGGGCTCGGGCACTGGTGCGCAGTCGAAAGCGCTCGGCGGTCTGACGACAGGGACGCTCTACCACTACCGCATCGCCGCGGTCGCGAACGGCATCACAACCTATTCAGCCGACGGAACGTTCACCACGTCGTGATTGACGAGTACGGCCGCGCCGAGCATCTGGTGGTCACGCCGGGCCATCGGGCCGGCTGCGTCTTCGGGCCCGGATTCTTCCGGGTCAACTTCGGGGGCAGCGCGCGCTACTGTCAGAACGAGGCGGAAGTGGAACGGGCTACTTCGCTTCTACGGGGAGTAGCGCGCGACCTGCGCGTCGAACGCGACGGGTACTGTCTGGACACCGATTCTCTCATTGGCGACGCCAACACTCCGGACGTCGTGGACGGGGACTGGTGGCTTGGCTTACCGGTCGTGGACGGCATGCGCGAGCTGGGGCTGCAGCACGAGTCCGACTACCGTCGGGTGTACCAGCAGATCGAGTCGGCAGTGTACCGACGAGACAACCGAGCATCGCAGGGCGGGGTGCGCGCCAGCATCGTGATCAAGCGCCCAGGAGCTCGCGTCAGCAATGTCTGATGGGTTTCTGAGTGGGGCCGCGGTGACACCATCGAATGGGCTGGTGCTCGCATCGATGGTGGCTCCTGAATCGCTCCGCGTGCGAACCGTGGTCGGTTCGGCCGGCAGCAGCGGTGCGGGTCCGACGGTGCTGGACCTGAGAAAGAATGGAGTCAGCATGTACCACGGGTCAGCGCCGAAGCCTACCGTCGCGGCGGGTGCGAGCGGCAAATTCACGACGGCGCTTCCGACTGATCGCGGACTGCTGCAGTGGGACGTCTTGAGCCTGGTGGTGCTGACCGCCGGCGGCCATGGCACCGTGGTCGCGACCGCGGAGATCGAGAAATGACCAGCGCTCCGCCGCTCCAACCAATCGGGAGTCCGCCAGTACCAGGGTCGCCGATGCCGCCGAGTAGTCCCGCGGCTCCGTGGGTTGGGCCACCAGGCCCTCAGGGTCTTCAGGGGGCACCGGGAGCGACAGGTCCGCAGGGACCGGCTGGATACCCAGGCGGGCCGATGCCGAACCCGCTTATCGCGACCGTCGTCGATCAGGGTGGGCAGGTCTACAACGTCAAGGCGTACGGTGCGGTAGGCGACGGGGTAGTCAATGACACGGTCGCCATTCAATCAGCCTGTACCGCTGCATTGGCGGTGGGCGGGAAGGTCTACATCCCCGCGGGGACGTACAGACTGACCAGTACGCTCAATCTGGGCGATGGCACCCCTGGCACGAAACTCTACCTCGAGGGTGCTGGTCCTAACGCTACGTTCCTCAACTGGTATGGGTCGACCAGCGGAATCGCAGTCCAGATCAACCGGCTCAAGTATTACAAGATCAGCGGGATCGGCGTGAGCAACAACGCCGCCGGTGTCGGCACGACGGTTGGCATCCTGAGTGATTCACCAACTGGCGGCGGAATGCAGAGTGGCCAATGCCTGTGGGAGCACGTGAGCGTTGGTGGTTTCAATACCGGTATCCAGTTCGGTGGCACTACGGCAACCTCCGAAGTGCTCTGCAATCATCTGAAGGTCTCCACTTGCACCACTGGGATTCTGCTCCAGACCGGGAACACCCTCAACTACACCTTCAACATGCTGCTCATGAGCGGCAATACCGATGGACTGAAGACGCTGGGTAACGCCGGACAGGTCAACGTTACAGGCGGTAGCGCATCTCTCAATACAAATGCCGACTTCAACCTCGCCGGCGCCGCCCTGACTACGATCATTGGCTTTCGATCTGAAGGAACCAACAGATTCCTGGTTGGAGGCGCGGCCATCGATGTTGCTACCACGCTGATTGGCTGTTTGGTGCACGCATCGTCGAATGTCGACGGCGTCCTGATCGACTGGAATCCAGGCGGAGCACCGCTCAACATCTTCGGTGGCTTGTACTGCGGCAAGATCAAGTATGGTGGCAGCGCGTACCAGTCTGGCCTGATGAATATGCAGGGGGTCGGTGTAGCCGACACCACCCCGTTCGTCGTCACGGCCACCTATGACGTACGTTACGTGTCGTTCGGGAATACGCGTGTTGACGCGAATGGGTTTTTTCTCAATCGGTTTCCTGATGAGATCGGCATCGCCACCAATGCCGGGCGGTTGCCTGTGTTCAAGTTTGGCTCGTATCCAACGGGCGCCACCAACGTAGCAGAACTGCGTTCGATGTATGGGGTGAGTGGCACCACGACGAAGGCGAACAATCTGCGAGGATCATCGGTGTTTGCCACTGCGGCTACCAGGGTGGTGACCTTCGGTACGGCTGAAGTCCAGTCGCTCGCGGCTAGCGGCGCTACCACAGGCACGGTGAGCCTGGTGTTCAACGGATATACGAGTGCCGCTATCAACTGGAATGCCACGGCCGCTCAGGTGCAGGCCGCGCTGGTTGCGCTGCTGAGTATCGGCGCCGGCGGAGTGAGCTGTGCGGGTGGTCCATTGAATACCGGCGCAATCACCATCACGTTCGCTGGTCCACTGGTTGGTGGCGGGCCACAAAACTTGATCACGATCTCGAGCAACACGATAGACGTGGCACCGGTGATCACCCGTTCATCGGCTGGCACTGGTAATCCGCCAGAGCCGGACGCGAGTTACTTCGTGTCGCTGTCCGGCAACGCGAGCGAGACGTTCTTCGTCACCGGTAAGGCCACGTCCGGCTTCACCCTGAACAGCAGTAACGTCACCTCTACTGCCACCGTGGACTGGCACCTTATCCGATGACTGAATCAGCGATCTCGTCTCCATCGACCATCTACGTCCCAGTGGTCGGACCTGTGGGCCCAGTCGGTCCCATGGGTCCAGCAGGGCCGGTAGGACCACAGGGCTCGCAAGGTCCGAACGGCACGACCGGCGCAGTGGGGCCGATGGGGGCTACTGGAGCGCCAGGGTCGACGGGCGCGACTGGCCCGCAAGGACCCCAGGGTGTGACCGGGGTGTCCGGGCCTACTGGTCCGCAGGGAACTCCAGGCGACACTGGCGCCACGGGTGTGACAGGCGCCACGGGTTCGACTGGTGCGACCGGCACGGTGTCCGCGGCTGGTGACGGCACGCTTGCGTTGCCTGGAATTGCGTTTACTAGCCAGACCAGTACCGGTATCTATAAACCCGCTGCCACCCAGATCGGGATGGTCGCGGGCGGTGCCACCCAGTTGCTACTCAGCGCGAACGTGCTCGAGCAGAGGAACGGGACCAGTTTCCAGACGCTCAGAGTTTTCAATACCTACACCGACGCCAGCAACTACGAACGACTCAGTATCTTTGGTGGTGCTAGTTGGTCGATCCTCGCTCAAGCGGCGGGGACTGGTGCAGCGCGAATCTTTACGATTGGAACTGGTGGCGCTGCGAACCTCATCTTCCAGGTAAACGGAACAAACAAGTGGGCGGTTGACTGGAGCACGGGTAATTTCTGTGCATCGACGGATAACACAACGGATATCGGGTTCAATGTCTCGTCAAACCGTCCTCGCACCATCTACGTCGGCACCAGCGTGGTCACGCCCGCGCTCACTGTATCCGCTCCGGGTGCGTTCGCGGCTGGCGATAAGTACCTGATCGTTGACGCTTCCGGACATGTCCACGTCTCCGCGCTCGGCCCCGCGTCTTGACCTTACCTGCCTATCAGTGCCTCTGCTAGAAGGAAGCCCATGAAGCACATCCCACTTCGTAGCTTGCCCGACGAGCAGTACCCCGACGCTCCCGACATCGTGTACGTCCAGGTCCTGCGCGAGGTGGTGCGCCGTCCGCTTGACCCTCGCGCGGGAGTCGGGATCGAGGAGATGCGCCAATCTCTGAAGGTGCTGGACGCGATCGATGCCAGCAACGGGACGCTGGAGCTCGAGGACGCGGACTACGCGCACCTGAAGAGCAAGCTGGACGCGATGCAGTGGAACGTCGTCGACCGACGCATCATCCAGCTGATCGAAGACGTAGATAGCGCCTGAACGACATGCCCACCCTTGCTCAGTACCGCTCCCTGGTCGCGGTTGAATCGGGTCCGTACATCGGCCCAGGTTCGTACAACGTTCGCGCCATGATCGGCTCCGACACCACCAAGCTGGTGTGTCTGATCTATCCCATTCAGTCCGGGATTCCGCAGCAGGACCAGCTCATCGACCGACCGCTGTACCGCCCGACCGCGGTGCAGGAGACGGACCGCAACCGCTACGTGCAGGCCTACGATCCGTCGACCGGGACCATCACCCCCGACCTGGACTGGACCATCAGCCCGTACGCGAGCGGCTCTGGCAACACCTACGGCTTCCTCGAGGGCTACACCTACGGGGACATGGAAAACTACACCTACCTCCAACTCGAGGGGGGTGGGATCGCTGGCATGGGCGAGCGGTTCGAGATCCTGGGTCCGTTCGACGCGCCCACCCTGCACCAGTTGATCAATGACGGGCTGAAGCAGTGCTGGCTGGTCGTCGAGGTGGCGTGCATCCCGACGCCACTGATGACGCGGCACTCGCTGGCGCTGGTGGCGCCGTGGCTGCAAGATCCTAACCACGTCCGCCAGGCCGGCGTCCTGTCCGTTGGCGAGGACCGCAACAAGACCGACCCCTTCGACCGCCTGGTCTACGGCACGATCGATCGCGACGGCGGCGACTTTTACTTCAACACCGGCGATCGCTCGTTCAGCGCAGGTGACACGCTGTACCTTCGCTGCTACAAGCGCGCGTACGACCACTGTCGCATGGCCGGCGGGGTCTTCGGCGAGCAGTCTGGGCTGAGCCTGGAAGATGACGAGGCGCCGATCGAGCGAGACTGGCTGGCGTCGAGCGCGCTCACGGTTGCCTGGCGACGGTTCGCGCATCTGCTCGAGCCGGGCGCGAACCAGCGACTCATCCGCGACCAGGCGATGGCCGCGGCGTGGTTCACCGACCGCAGTCGTGAGCACTTTGTGGCGGTTGCCCCGACGCTGACATTCCGCGCACTGCGCCACTTCGGCCCCGCCGTCAGGACGTCCGCGTGAGCCTGTACGCGAAGCGGTCCCCCTGGCCGTACCACCTGGTGGTCGGAGGAACCGGTTTTCTCATTGGCTCGCCAGGACCGGGCCAGCCGGCGCTGGTCTCGACCAAGACCGAGGACATCGGCGCGGTCGCTCCGCCCGACTATTCGTACGCCGGCGCGAACCCGACCAACGACCGCGAAGAGCCGTTCCAGTCTCTGACGCTGGGGCTGGGGCTGGCCATCCAGGAAAAGTGGGACGACCAGCGGTACATGAGCGCCAACGCGGTCGACCTGTCGGTCTGGCCGTGGCTGCTCGGGCCCGAGATCGGAACGTACACCCCCGCCGGAGTCGACGCCGCTCGAGGTATCACGCGGTTCTTCGAGTTGGGGAACTCCCTGTATGCCGCCAACGGGGCCAACGTTCTCAAAAAGGCCGCGGGGACCACGGATACATGGAGCATCGTCAAGACATTCACCGCGCCCATTCTGGACGTCTGTGTCTTCTCCAGTAATTTCGACGGGGTGCAGCGCGCGTTCTTCGCGCTGGCCGGCGCGGTCGCGCAGTGGACCTCAGACGGTGCCGCGTATACCGCGATGGCCACGTTCAACGCGCTCGCGTTCACGGTCATCGGCAAAGAGTTCTGGTGGGCCGACGACACCAACCGCCTGAGAAAACTGGACACCAACGCCGACCCGACCGCTGAGGGCAACTACACCTCGCTGATCTTCCGCGCCGGCGACAAGAGCTCGCAGATCACCTCGCTGCTGGTGACATCGGGCGGCACGCTGGTGGTGGCCAAGACCGACGGTCTGTACACCCTGAACGCCGCGGGCGACGATCGCGAGCTGTTCCCATTTTTGCGCTACGCCGACACGCCCACCAACGGCAAGACCTGGGGGACCTTCGAGAACGGGTTGTACGTGGCGTACGGCAACAGTCTTGGCAGGGTGGACCCGGACCTGTCCTGGACCTCAGTCGGGCCCGACGACCTGTCATCGAACGTGGCAGGCATCAGCGGCGCAGTGACCGCGTTCGCGGGCGTCGAGACCATGTTCGCCTATGCCGCGCTGCTCGATAAAAATACCAACACCGGCTACCTCTGCAAGTTCGGCGCGTGGGTCGCGATGGGCGTCAGGGGACCGCGTCAGAGCACGCTGGTGACCGCGCTCGGCTCGCAGGGTACGGGCGAGCCGGTGCACATCGACGCCTGGCACGGCAGCGTGAGCATCCCGTTCGTCGGACGGGCCATCCAGACGCTGTTCGTCTCCCAGCTCGGTTCTCCCATAGGCGGCCACACCCGGACCTACATTGGTTTCAGCGACGGGTCTATCGGCTGGGTGCTGAATCCCTGCACGCCGAACCCGGCTGGCTGCACCGACTACAAGTACTTCGTCGGCGACGGCTGGGTGGACCTTCCCGTTTGGCATGGCGGCTATCACGCCAGCACCAAGAGCTTGCGCCACTTCAGCGTGACCGGGTCGAGGCTGGACCCCAACAACTACGTCACCCTGGACTATCGCCTGGACCCGACTCCAGGGATGGCGTGGACCCCGTTCGGGAACGTCTTCGACTCGTCGGTCTACGAGCGGGCGAAGTTCCCGATCGACGCCTCGGCGACGCTGGTCGCGCTCCGCGTCCACCTGCACAACACCGACCACACCGCGTCGCCGTTGGTGTCGGGAGTGTCGCTGGGGCACGCGCTCAGGCCGGTGCGGGTGATGTCGTTCCAGGCAGACGTGCTCGCCGCGGATGGGCTGGTACGGCGCGATGGCGTCCCCGTCAGGATGGGCCGCAAGCAGATCCAGAAGTTGATCGAGGCCGCGGTAGACAACCCTGGCGCGGTGGTGGTCACACTCCCGGACGAGTCGACCCAGGAGCTCGCGTTTACTGACTATTCGGTCATGCAATCCTTCGACGAGATCGGACGCCAGTGGCGCGGAAGTCTTCGGATAAAGGCCGTGCAATTTCTGTGAGGAGGCGCTGATGGCCCGCGTAGAGGTAGACCCTAATTACTCCAATCCGACCTTTTCCCGCGGGACGGTCTCGTCGGACCTGTTCAAGAAGGAAGACGACCAGCTCCTGGCGGCGGCGGTGTCGACGCACACCCACGCGACTGGCTATGGGCTGCCGATTGCGGCACTAGGTGCATCCGTCACCGTTCCTGCTGGGGGCATGACGTTCACTGGCGGACCGATTCACATGGATGCGGTCTCCAACCTGACGGTGAACGGCACCGCGACGCTCGCTGGCGACACGCTCATTGGTGGCACCCTGACGGTCAATGGCCCGGCGAACTTCATTGGAAGTCCAGTTTCTATCACCGCTCCCCTGAACCTTACCGGCAACCTGAATGTGTCGGGCAGCTCCCACCTGCAGTCGTCGGTGGCGATCGGAACGCAGGCGATACCAGCGACCGGGCTCAGCATTCAAGGTGCGACCCCTACCGTGTCGCCGGCCATCCTCGGGCTCGGCTATACGATCGGCGCTCCGTCTGGTGCGAATACCGCGCTGACGGGACCCTTGCGCGGAGCCGGCTCTGGTCCTGCGAGTGCCGTGGCGACCAACTGGTGGCAGGTAAACCTGGGGGGGACCGCGTGCTGGATTCCCTACTTTGTCTGAGGCCGAGGTGGTTGCGACGATGCCCCCGTTAGCGCTGGCGCAGTTGCAGCAACTGTATGGTCGGTTCCGCGAGCAGTACGCCTTTGCCATCCAGGTGCTGGGGTTGGACCCTGCACTGCCGTACAACCTGGACTTGACGACGGGCGCGATCACGTTGCCCAGCGACCAGGTGCCGATGTGACCGACTTTTCGGTGGGTCCGGGCGTGCAGCAGGCGATGGCCGATGCGGGCGACGAAGCGCGGAGCGACGAGCAGTTCATCGTCCTGCGGGAAGGCAACAAGATCAGCCAGACCTTCGGCAGGGACGCCACCTACTTCTGGATAGAGGCGGATAATCGAACGAACCGCGTCCCTTTTGAGGGAGAGGTCCCGGCTGACGGGGTGGCCTGGGACCCGTGGGCCGAGCAGCCGGCGCAGCTCTACGACTGGACCTGCTCAGCGGCAGCGACGGAGTGGACCGAGCGGAGCGTCGGCGCCGGCCGCGGCAGCGACATCTACGCGAACCGCGAGCAGGTCGTCTATGCGATCGGCTACCCGTCGAATATCTCGCCGGCACTCGGCTTGCATGACGGCAGTGGTGTCGAGCTCCAGCGCGTGCTCCACGAGCAGGCCGCCCTCCATATGCAGCAGGGCTGGCTCAGCTTCGACCAGGCGTACAACATCTACAGCCACGTGGTCGGGCTCGGCTCCGGGGCAGCGTATTACCACTGGGTGGCGTTCCGCGGTGCCGGCAACGGCAGGCTCTACATTGCCAACAGCGCGCCGGGTTATCGCGGGATCTGGAACGAGCTCACGCGCGCGGACTGGGACAACTTGGGGAGCTGGTCATGCCTGTGGTCGACGAGCTAGAAGGGGGAATCTGACATGCAAATCGCTGCACCAGTCATAACCATCGGCTGGATCATCGCTGTAATCGTGCTTTTGCTCTGCGTGGTCCTGGCGGTCATAGGACGACTCGACGTGCTGATCGCGCTGCTCATCGGAGGCGTGGCTCTGTCCCGGCTCCTATAGATTGCTGATGTGGACCACTTCTTCATATCGCTGGTCAACTGGCTGGTTGGCGCGTCCACGCCTCTGCTCGCCGGATTCATCGGCGGTGTGCTGTCTCAGGCGGTGGTGGTCCTGGCGACACGGGGCAAATCCGAGGTGCCTCAGGGTCTACGGGTTCAGATCGTCTTGATCTGGCTAGCCATCCTTGGGCTGTTGCTGGTCAACGTGAACCAGGGAGCCAATATCCAGCAGCTACTTGCCCGCTAGTTTTGCTAGATCTTCCCATCTTTAGCGCTATCAAGTGTTGGCGTATCGAATCGCAGCGCGCGATTCGCCATGAGCCAGAGGGTCAGATGTTCCTCTGAACAGCAGTGGACTTCGAGCGTCGGCGCCGGCCATAGAGTGATCCAGCGTTGCTCTCCGAGCAGGCCATCACACCAGGCGCAGCGCTCAGGCTTGGTAGTCATCCATCTTTAGCGCTGCCAAGGGTCCGCAGCAGCGCGTCTGACAGGTCAGGGTCGGCATTGCGCACCATCGCCGCCGCTGTTTCTACCGCCGCTCGTAGCCGTGTGTTCTGATCCGTCCACGCTCGTTCAGAGATGCAAAGGGCGGCAAGTTGACCGCGAAGGGACTTGATGACATCGGCCACCTGAACGCCGTCATGGACCAGGCCCCGGTAGGTGGTGTACAGGTCGGTCACTTCACCAAGCTCGGCCTTGAGGTGTTCGATGTCGGCGTGTAGTGCGTCTATGGCTTCCGTGTACCAGACTTCCAGCGTCTTGAGACGCTCATTCTCGGCATGGAGTCGGCCAAGTTCGTCGGGCTGCTGGAGCAATGGACGTTCGTACTCCTCGTAGATGAACCCGTGGGCGTCGATCATGTGCTGCTTCATTTCGGCCAGCGGCGTCCGCAGCCCTTCGTGCTTGTCCATGTCGTAGCACCAGCCCGGCGTAGCGTCGATGAAGCCTGGCCGCAGTCGGACTTTGGTAGTCATATCAACAAGGTCGATCAGCCATTGAGACGCTCCCACAGGATCATGACCATCTTTAGGTCGATCAAGCGCATTCCGCGTAACCATCTTTAGGGCTACCAAGATTCCAGCAAGTGTCGAATCGCCTCGCTCACACTGGCAAGGTTGTGCTTCGCGCGATACTCGTCCAGCAGCGCGACGTGACGCTGGCTCAGATAGATCGTCTGGCGAACAGGTGATTCGAGTGACGGTGGGCGACCAGCGCCGGCTCGTCGTCCACCGTGAGTCGCGGGTACGGAGTTGAGTTCGCGCTTGCCTGGACTTACGCGGGTAGACTTCTTCTTGCCGCCCAACTCTGGCCGTGTGAGATCCGCTTCGTGATCGCTGGCCGTGTGCGGGCGGCTCATTGTTCACCACAGGCATCGTGGTCCGGGCAGTGGAGCAGGTGCCACTTATCGCGGCCAGCGCCAGCGTCGTAGTAGCCGTCGAACCAGGCTTCAGGTTCCTTGCGGAAGTCGGCACGGTCAAGCGCACCGTCTGCTCCCCGTTCATTTGTCTGCCACCCACGCTCGTACGCCTTTCGGTACTGCGGGGTGTCTGTTCTCTGACTCATTGCCTTGATTATATCACACGGAATCAAGGATGTCAAGTTGAGTCTTGCTTGTCGTATCTCGACTGAACACCGGCGTGGGGCGCCACTCGCGAAATACGTGGCCCGTGCTGCACTTCCAGGCGTGACCTTGTGGGCATACCCGATAGCAGGAGTCAAAGGTTAGTAGCCGCCGGCCGGGCTGCGAGCAGTCGGGGCAATTCGGGTGTGCGTGGAAGTGGTCTGGCTTACCAGTCATAACAACAATTATCTCTACCTGAGCCGCTTATGCAGGTCAGTCGGATAGGTTGACCATAGGTAGCCTGCCTCGCTGAATGGCGAGACGTGGACACCGAACAACCGATGGCAGCCATCGCACCTGAAAGCGACCATCAATCGGTCGTGCCGCTCCAACCATGTTTCAACATTGCCCTCGTTCCACCCGAGTCGGTGAGCAAGCCGGTGCTTGATAGTCATTATCGTGCCCTCATCCGTCGAGACGGTCCCAGAGCATCAAGGCCAACGTTACCGCCAGCAGCGCGCCGGCGAACCAGACCGCCGGCTCAGTCATGGCTCGGCGAGTGGTAGCGAGCTCGCCGCTCGTCGAGGTGGCAGTCGCAGGTGGTCCAGAATCCCTCGAGCGTGAGCAGGACCTCGCAGCGACCGCAGACCAGCGTGTGCTGGTCGCGCGCCAGGGTGTGGACGATGACGCAACTCTGGCCGCTGCGTCCACAGTTGCCGCAGACGCCATTCATTCGCCGTTGTCCGCGAGCAGTTGTTCGAGCACCCTGACGGTCTCCCGCAGCGCCGCACGCAGTTTGCCGATCTCGACCTGCTGATCGATGGTGAGCGCCTGGAGCTCCGCGACCTGCGCCCTCAGGAACTCGAGTTCAGCGCTCACGACTCGACCCACTCGAGCCAGCACTCTGCAATTTTCAAGACGTCTCGCGAGCTGACGTCGGTGTTGAGCGCCTTGCCGGCGCAGAACGCCGCGGCGGCTTTCAAGACGGCGAGTCTCGCAATCTGACGATCCCGTGACGGACTAGCTGTCACGCTGGTCTGCTCGTCGAGCACTTCGATCGCCTTGAGAAAACCTTTGTCGTCGATGTCGGCTCGGACGGTGCTGCCGACTGGCGGCAGCTCGACGGGTCGGAATTTGCTGACGTTGCGCCACTCGCCGCCGAGCTTGATGCCTTTGGGGTTAGCGCTCTCGACGGTCCCTTCGACGGTCATGGCTAGAACGCGTACTCCTGCTGCTCTTCGCTCTGGATTCGGAGAAAATGGACGGCCCTGATGTGCTTGCAGAGCATGTGCAGGCCGACGTCGCCGATGCGGGTGTGGCGCAGGCCGTACTGCTGAAAGTCCTGGCAGGTGCAACTCGTCTCGGTGACGAGGTAGTAGAGGCCCTTGACGGTCTGGCTGGGCATGGCGACGACGGGCTCGCCGTCGCGGGTGATGAGGTGGCGCCACTGGCCGGCGGTCTCGGTGAGGTCCAGCGCACGTGCGCTGCGCTTGTCGACGGGATCGGCGCGGAGGATGCTGGCCATCAGGCGGCCATGACCGAGCAGCGTCCGCCCGAGAGGGTCAGGCGTTCGGCGACCTCGTCGAGGCTGGCTCGGACCTGAATACCGCTGTCGTCGGTCAGGATGATGGTGCAGCCCTTGGGCTCGACACCGAAGGAGTAGGTCGGCAGGATGCGGACGATGTGGTCGACGTTGATCAGAGTGACGTCGCTGTCGCGACCCGCGACAGCGACGCGGAGGAAGGTGCTCATTGCCCTAATCATACTGCACATGGGACATAGATACAATATACTTAGGACTATGCAGAGACTAACTAGACACATTGTGATGTCCGCGGATGTTTCACCATGGGGTACGCTGCGTGCGATGCCTGCCCTACCACAGTTGCGCCGCTTGCGCGAGCGAGCAGCGCTTACCCAGGAGGAGCTGGCCAAGGAGTCGGGTGTTGCCCGCACCACCATCCTCCGCCTTGAGAACGGCGCCGACGCGCCCTATCCCTCGACGACTCGCAAGCTCGCCAAGGCGCTCGGCGTGAAGGTGACCGCTTTGATGGAACCTGAGTCGTGAGCATCAACTGGATGCAGCGTCTGCGCGACACCGGCCTGACGCAGCAGCAAGCCGAGGCGATCGCCAGCATGCCTGAGGAGCGCTACGTGACCCGCGACTACCTGGACGCCCGGTTGTCGCAGCTAGAGACCAGTCTGACCTGGCGGATCGGTGGCATCGCTGGCCTGGTCATCGTGCTGGTCGGGGTGATCGACAAGTTCGTCAGGCCGTGAACAAAGGAATGAGCCCCGCGTCGGAAGCCGCCCGACCGGGGCTCGCGACAGATCATCGGTAAGGCTGACCTGTGCTGAAAAGTGTAAGACCCTATAAACCCCAGCGAGCCGACAGCGACGCCACCTCGGCGATCTCCGCGGCAGTGGGGTCGGAGATGCTTACGTAGTCGTTGAGCACCTCGCGACTGAGATGTCCCAGACGGCTCCGCAACTGCAACTCGGCGCCAGGTCGCTGCGCCAGAAACTCGGTCGCGTGCGAGTGCCGAGTACGGTGCGGATGACAGTTCGGGACCCGCGCCGCCTGCCCCAACTCTGAGAAAATCTCGCGGACGCGTCGCGTCGACAACGGCCAGTGCTCGCGGGTGGTGAACAGCGCTTTGACGTCCGCTCGGGCCTCGCGCACCTTCAGCCAGTTCCGCAGCGCCGAGAGCGCCGGCCCGCCATCGCGCCGATTGGCCACCCGAACGATCACCGCTCGCGGCTGCCCGTTCTTGGTTTGTCGGAAGAGAATCTTTCCGTCGTTCAGGTCGACGTCAGCCAGCTCGGTCGCGCACAGCTCCCCCACCCGACAGCCCGAATCGAACAGCAGCAGCAACAGCGCTCGATCGCGGATGGGGTTGGGGCCGGCGGCGGCGGCGCCGACCAATCGCCGCGCTTCGTCCTCGGTGAACGGCTTTCGATGGATCTTCTGGACCCGCGGCACCTTCAAACGGGCCAGCGGGTCATATGAGTAGACGTCGTTGTCCCACAGCCATCGAGCCCAGGTTTTCAGAGTGGTCACGCCCTGCTTTTCGGTGACCACCCCACCGCGGCGCCCATTCGAGCGAGAACGTAGCCAGCCCTGCCACTCGCGCACGAACTGGGGGTTGAGCGCGTCCAGCGATGGCTCGACCTGATGCTCGAGCAGGAACGCGAGAAAGGAGTTTTCGTAGATGGCGTACAGCCGCACGGTGGCGATGCTGCGACCCAGTCGCTCGATGCCGCGGCGATGAAACTGAGCCGCCTCGACAAGATCCACGGGCAATCCTCCGAGCCGAGATACCGGGGTCACTTTAGAACGCCTGTTCTATGTGAGCAAGGATGCCCGTCGGTTGGTGACTGATCTGGGGACACAACGGCGGATTGGGTCGATGGCGGGGTAGGCAGTTAGGCCGCGGCGACGCTGGTTGTAGTGCGAAACGCGTCTGCTAACCGAAATTTGCGATGGCGATAGTCAGCGCTTAACGCCCTATCAGCACCACCGTCCAGTGCGTTATCACTCGCTCCTGAGGCACTAACACCTTTACTAACGGCGGTATCTGAAGCTGTATTAACGGCGACTCCCACGCCGCGGATGAGGTCCACCGTCGAGTCGCCCTGAACCTTTAGATGTCGCCAGAAGTACTCTTCGTTTTCCGGTCCAACGGCGGCGATCCAGCGCTCGTACTGTTCTTCCACCGCGCGCAGTCGCGCGGCCAGTCGGGTGCGGCCAGAAGTTGGCGACACACGGTGGCCGGCTAGCGCCAGTACCTGGTCGAGATCTACCCCCAGCGCCGTCGCGATCTTCGCGCACGACAGGGGATTGGGGGTTACGCGATAGTGCGGATTTTCGGATACCCACCGCTGGGCCAGGCCAACCGCTACTTCGCAGGCCTCGGCCAACTGTGGAATTGTCCAGCCGCGATCGCGCATTGCTTGGCGCAGAAACGTATTCATGTGACTCCACGGAACTCCCAAGCGTGAGAGTACGGGCAGACAAGCAAGCTTGCAAGCATATGCGTAGGGTCGTAGACTCACACACATGGCTGTGCGCCAGGCACCCCACCCGGTAGAGTCGCTCCTCAAAGCGCGCGGGTCCTCGAAGCGATGGCTCGCCCAGAAGTTGAAGATGCACGACACGCAGCTCAACAAGTACCTGAGTGGCGCGTTGCCCGCGCCCGCGAACCTGTACGAGCGGATCGCCGACATTCTCAACGTCCCCGTTGCGTTTGTGCGCCCGGTATCGGAGGTCCCGCCCGCGCCAGTTGTTGAGCCCGAACCCGAGGCCAGCGCGGCATGACCATCTGGCTGCATGTGGTGCTGATGCTCGCCGTCGCCGCGGCGACCTGGCTACTGAGCTCCTGGTGGATTGCGCGATGAGCACGTTGCCGTCGATCAGCCAGTCCGAGATGCGGCTGCTGCTGCCGACCTACTTCAAGTTTCTCCGCGAGCACATGCTGGAGGACACAGCCGAACGGTTAGAGCTGGCGACCGTGATGTGGGCTGCTGGTGGCGCGTCGACGCTCCGTCGATCGTCGTCGATCGGCAGCACGGCCCCGACGATGCGAGAGCTAGCGGACCTGCTCCTGTTTGCGGATCTGGTGCGGGAGTCTGAGAACGGCTCGGCGTACTGGTCCACGACGCCTGAGGACGTCGCCGACGAGCTCGGGGTGCATGACTAGTGGCCACGCTGACGGCGCTCGCGATGCTGGTGACGGTGGCGAGTGTGGATGGTGCAGGCGTGGCTCCAGCCGCCGCGGTAGCCATGCCGGCCGTCGAGGACGCACCAGACGCCGTGCCTGAGACCGAGGTCGCTCCTGAACCTGTACAGCGCGACTGGGTGGATCGGGTGATGGACTGTCTGTCGTGGTCCGAGTCGCGCAACGTGCCCACCGCGGTCAATCCGCGCTCAGGGGCCGGCGGGCTTTTTCAGTTCTTACCGACAACATGGAATTCGACCCCACAGGGGCGCGCGGGGCTCAGTCCATTTGATCCCGTCGCGGCTCGGGCTGCAGCTCGGTGGATGATTGAGCAGGGACGAATTCGCGAGTGGGTTCCTGTGCAGATGGGGCTTTGCTGACATGCGACCACCCTTTGCCCTGCCGAATTCGGTTGACCGTCGATCGATAGACTCCGAATTCCCGCGCGAGATCCGCACCACTTCGGGGACTCATCAGGATGAGATCAACCTGGGTTTGGGTCAGTTTGGAGTTCTTGTTCGCTTCTCCAGAAACTACTGGCGGCCGCCAGTTGGATCTATTCCACACGCGGGGCTTCGCCAGTTCGTCCAGTGTCTTCAGCGCAATGTCCCGCTTGACCACCAGATAGGGGAGCATGGCGCGCACCAGATAGACGATGTCACCTTGGCGATAAACATTCCAAGCGTAGATCGTCTTGTGGGGTGCGCGGGGATATGTCTGGACGCGCCCACCGATGGACAACAACCAGTCAATGAGTGGCCGCGAGGTGTTGGCGATGGTAAGCATCCCATACATCAGGACGGGGGACATAGTCCGGTTGCGTTGTCGATGGAGTTCGACACGCAGGTGGCCTTCGCCATCAAAGATCCCAGCCAGATAGGCAGTTTCCTCGGGTGTCATCTGACGAAGGGTCGGTTTGTGGCCCTGCTGTTCTTCATCGGAAATACGTTTCATTACCGGCAACTGTATAAGGCCAGTCGCATCATTTTTGGTGCGACTGCGTTGCGGCTTCGTTGTCGTGCCTGAACTCGAGGAGCCGCCGGTGTTCCGGAACGGTCGCATCAGTGTGCAGGCCATTCGGACTGGTCATGTGGTCAGCACGTGGCAGCTCCAGCAGTCGCGCTATCGGCGCCAGTCCTGGACCGACCGCGCGCTGGTCGCGGTGCTGATGCTCGGGCTCGGCGTCAGTGTGAGTGTTGTCTTGTTCGCCGGCGGTTTTCTCTTTTGGCTTGGAATGAGAACCGCCGAGTCTTTGATCGGGAGGTAATGGTGACTCAAACCGAAGAGCGGCCAGAAACGATGTCGCTGGCGTCGATCGATAAGCGTATCGAGCTCAACAAGCAGTCGGGCTGGGGTCTGGAAGGTGGGACCTCGGCGCAGCTCCAATTGCTGGCGCTGTACTGCCAGAAATTTCAGTTGCTGCCTGGTGATGAGGTGACGCTCTACCAGGGTCGCCCGTACATCACCATCGATGGGCGCGTGACCCTGATGCGTCGTCACCCGCACTACCGCGGCCACAGCATGCGCCCGCTGAGCAAGGACGAGAAACTGCAGTGGGGCTACGCCCCGGACGACATCGTGGTCGAAGCCACCGTTCGCACCTCGCGCAATGGCGACATCAGCGGGATGGGCAAGGTGTCGATGGCTGAGCGCAATGGGACTGCTGGTGGTCGTCAGAACCCGGTGGCACGACAGCATCCGGTGGAGATGGCGCAGAAGCGGGCCCTGTCGCGCGTCGAGAGATACGCGTTCGGGACCGATTCCTTTGTGGATGACCAGGACGTGGATGATGCGGTGCAGACGGTCATCGCCGAGCGCAACGACCCGGAGCGCATCGCCGCGAACGGAGCCGAATACGATCGCATCTTCCCATCTGAGTCGGTGGAGGTGGCGGCGCTCCCCCCGCAGCCGGCAGCGTCACCACGGCGCACGCGCGCTCAGATGCGTGCGCGCTACGAGCAGTTGGCTCCCAAGGCGCGCGAGTTGGGGGTCGAGGTCCCGTCGCCGCCAGGTCGGGATAGCAGCGAGGAGGAAGCCGAGCGCTGGCTGAAAGAGCTCGAGGACCGCATCCAGGCCGAGGAAGAGCGTCTGCTCACGTTCGGCAGCGACTCCGAAGAGCAGCCGGCGCTGGAAGAAATCGGTTGATGGTTGTCTGGAGTGGGAGCCTGGAGTCGGAGAATCTGATGAAAGGAGATCTTCAACCCAAACGCGCGTGGCCACGTGTGGAAACCGGAATACGTCGGTTTGTGCTTGGTAGGTGGCTAACGCACACACAACCACTCCGACTTCAGGCTCCCACTCCATGACAGTCGCCCCCAATGGACAAGTTCACCCGGTGGCTTCTTTGTTCCCTATGCTGGCGCCGGATGAGTTGAGTGATTTGGCTGAAGACATCAAGGTGAATGGACTTATTCAGCCTAT